ACCAAGTTCTCCGAGTTCTGTGTTAAGAGAATGCCAGAAATGTCTGATTTTGTCACTTCCAATTCGTTCTCGCAAAGGGAACACCATTCTGAACTTAGGCGAATCCAATGTACTGCTAGCAGTGCTGTAACAAATGAAGCGATAGCTAGAAAAGCGATTACATAAGTCATCTTGCAAATCTCCGTTTGGTTTGTATTCGTCAACATCTACACAACACCAGCCGGCCCACTCAACAACATTTGCATTTGCTCGAGTAGTATCCGGCTGGTACGTTGCAGGAGATATTAGCACAGCCGCTTTCTTAGACTGCTTAGGTTCTTCTGAAAGTTTATATAGAAATTTTTCAAATGCATCAAAATTTTCTAGATCCATGCATTTGTCAGTTTTATTATCAAATATTGAATTAAAAACTGTTAGTGAAATACCCATGATTTCCTCGATGTTCTGGACCTTTCCAGCCTTCAGGCTTGATAAGGTCTGGTAACCCGAGCGGGTTAGGACGTGATTCTTTGATTCCTGGTTCTTTAGACATGTTTGCATTATGTACTTCATCCCATGCTTTATATGCATCAATTCCAAATGCATCAAGAGTGCCAATAGCTACAACACACAAATCAATCAAACCATCAACGATTTCTTCAGGATCTTTTTCATTAACGGCTTTTGCAGTTTCATTTAATTCTTCTTGCAAGAATTTAATTCTAAAGTCAAGAAACTTTTGTAGCTTTTGCTTATCGCCCGCAACGAGCTGTTCTGACGTCCACGAGTGTACGCTAAACTTACGATGCATATCATTTATATCTTTTACCCAATCTTTACTCATAGTATTATTATACTCCATTGTTCTTAGAATGTAAACCATTATTTAACATATTATGCAAAAAAATCTTCCAGTGTAACTTGTTGTTCTGTATGCCATCCGACTGCATCAAGAATAAGACGAAGAGGATCTACAAAAGTTTTATCAAATTGTAGATCATAATCTATATATTTTTCAAGCTGAAACTCTTTTGGAAAATAATCTGGAAATGCTACAACATTTTCTTTAATAGGATTAGGAAGTTTAAGATACATAAATTTTATCTTATTGCCATTTGCAATCAATTCATATTTTTTAGTTAAGCTTAATTCTTTAAGCTTCTTATTATATAGAAGCGATCCTCTGACGTGAATTGGGGTACCTTTCTTGTAAATAAGTTTTCTATCACTCCAATCACGAATGTTAGTAACAGAGCGAGGAAAGGCAATTTTTTCTGCAGGTAACGAACAAAATTCTTTTTTGAAATCTTCTATAAATTTTTGAGTATCAGCTTCACTTCCTGAAATAATCACTTTAAATATTTCTTTAAACTTAGAACGACATACTTCGGGTGTAGATGATTTGATTGCTTCAATACCCATAATCTTAAGCTGAGGTTCAGCATACTGTACACCTTCGTTATTGTGCACATTCAAGATATACCTTTTCTTTGCAGTCCAAATGCCACGATCTGCAATTACTTCACGGCCCATTTCCATACGAGATTTATGACAATTCATATGAGTAAAAAGATTATCGTAAGATTTTGCAAAGAGAGGTTCAAAGTGTTCTTTGCAAATTTTATCTAGAAATTGAGCCGGCTGTTTTGGCTTTAGCTTTTCTATCATGCTACCAAAGCTAACGTACAAAGAATCGGTATCAATAGCAATGACATAGTCTTTATCTGTTTTCATTATCTCATTTACAGATTTATTTAATGCTCGTTCTGCCCACTGAATAGCAAGTTGACCGGTAAGAGTTACTGCCTCAGCAATTCTTATATCAAAATATCGAAAGTATTGATTACCTAGTGCACCATAAAGAGAATTCATAAGAATCTTAATGGCCATTTGCTGGTTTTCATATCTATTGATTTCTTTTTCAAGTTCAACTGTTTTATTCTTCTGATATTCAGATTTACATGCAAGCATCATATTTTTGATAGAGCGCCGTTCATCATAATAATCAATAATGATATTAGGAATAACACCATCTTTATCTTTTCTATATGTAGAACCATTGGCTGCAACAGCATAAGGTGATTTAACTGGTTCTTTTGAGTTAAGATAATGATGTACACCTTCTTCTTCTGATTGCGATACAATAGTTTCAGGTGACATGTTCCACTGAACAATAATATTAGGATACAGCGAATTCAAATCAAAGGACGCAACCCAGTCATGCATACCAACTTGAGGCTCTTTAACATATCCACCTGCAAATGGTTTTTTAATACTAGGATTTGCATTGACTGGTGGAACAGTTTTTTGAGATAAAAGCTTTCGATATATAATCGATTCCCATATAGCAGTTGTGCCAAAGGTGTCCATATAATTTACACCACCTTTGTACGCCATAGTCATAGCTAAAGTGATAAGACCCATTTTATCTTCAAGGCGATCAACTAACTGTACATCTTTCATGTTATAGTCAATGTATTTTTGAAAATCTTCTTTATACAGATTTTTAAGAGAACCTGCTTCTTCAAAGGATAATTTCTTTTCGCCAAGAACTACAGACGAAATATGATTAAGAGAGTATGATTCTTGAGGACCATACGAATAACCAAGCTTTTGGAATAGCTCCATATAATCTAAAGTTTGAATACCACGCAAGTCATATGTTTCATCCTCTTTACCTCGACGCACGACTTTTCTATGCTCAATTAGACCCCAAGGCGAAAACTTTTTTACTTGCTCTAAACCTAAAAGTTTAGACACACGATTTACTAGATAAGGAATATCAAAAAATCTTACGTTCCAGCCAGTGATAACATCAGGACATTTTTCTTGTGATGAGAAAAAGTCTAGAAAATGAAGTAAGAGATGTTCTTCATCTTCACACTTAGTATATCTTACAGGTTTGATTAAAGCAGATTTTTCATCATAATCACCATAACTCCAAACCCAGTAAATATTATCAATATTATTCTTAAGAGTAATAGCAGTGATTTTTTGATTTGCTAAAGAAGGCTCTGGAAATCCATCACCGTATTCTGTTTCAATATCAATTGTAGATACATTGATCATGTCACGATCAAATTCAATTTCTCGTGGAAACTTTTCTGTGATATACTGATGGATGTAATTAGTAGTGCCATAGATCTTAAATCCAGACACGTCTTTATATTGATCGAGCCAAGCTCGAGATTCCCGCATGTTTTCAAAACTGACCGGGCCGATCTGCGCCTCATCTAAACCAGACCAGCCCGTGTCTTTTTTCGACGGAACGTAGAATGTAGGCGAAAAATGATCTTTTCTAATTACACGCTGGCCATTCTTATCATAGCCACGGTAAAACATATAATTACTGTAGCGAACTACAGATGTGTAAAACGACATACAACCTCCAACAACATAATATAATTATACCTTATTTCACAGAGTTTGTACACCTTTTTATGCGATAGATCTCATTCTTTCTACAAGTCTGTCTGCACGATTTGTAACTTGTCGATACCATGCACTATCAACCATTTCATCTGCCGCGGCATTCCAATCTTGCGCGTCTACTCCACGTTTCATTCCTTTGAATTTAGAAAGGCGAGGTCGACCCATGTTAAACATCATGTTCGCTACAATCTGTTGGACTTCTTCCGGCAAATCATCAAAGTCTGGATACAAAATCCTACAGTCATCTAGCACGATTTCGACGTCTCTGTCAAAACATTCATTGACTCGTTCTTCTGAAATTTCTGTTCCGACTGGTTGCCCATATTCTGGATCGTCGTCCCTAACCAGATGACCAATGCCAAAAGTAGGAAGGTCGAGATGATCGAGATATATTTCATATTTAACTCCCTCATCGATTTTTAGTTGTTCTCTTAGTTCGTCAATATTCATGTCATTCCCTTTACAAAAAATTTATAGAAAAAAGGAGCAAGTTTTGTTGCTCCTTTTTATTTATTAGCTTAAGAAGTCACGTTCTTCTTCATTGTACGGCCACATTAGTATCTTGTTCCATAACCTTGGATTTCAGCGTTAAGTCTACGCTCAAGTTCTGCAAGTGTGTAGTTTGCTTCACGATATTTTAATAGAGGTCTTCCCCTTTTAATATCGAGAGTAAACAATTTTTTGAGTACTGCAATCATTTATAGTACTCCCCTACAGTCTTTTGGTTTAGAATAGCCACGATACCCTCATAAGATTCGCCTGGATATTCGTGTTTTAGCATATGTGCTAGTTTTAAGTTAGCTTCCATTTGCCGTGATACCATTGCTGCTGTAGCAATTGAATTGAAGAAATTTGAAATCGCGTCAAGCAGATTCCGTGAGTAGTTCAGAGCTAGTGTTGTCATTTGTTTCCTCGTATGAACCGATTGTGATTTTACGAGGCCGCTTTTCTTCAGGTAGAACGACTTCCAATTTTACTGTCAGGATTCCGTCTACAAGATCAGCGCCACTTACTTCCGTATATTCGGACAGTCTAAATGACTTTTTCCAGTTACGAGCACTAATACCTTTATGAACATACGAACTTTGTTCACGACGCTGTGGTCGGTTACCATTGATAGTTAGGATATGATCCTTGACTTCAATATCGATATGTTCTCGTTTAAATCCAGCCACTGCTAGTTCAAGAGTGTATTTCATCTCTTCGTCTTTTACGACATTATGTGGTGGATAGGTATCCTTCGAATGCTGGTGAATATTCTCCAGTTGATCGAAGATGTGGTCGAAACCAAGAAATGCGTTTCGCGGGTATGCGAATGTTCCAGTCATATTTGCCTCCAATTAAGCAAGGTTATAGTGGACCCGCACCATGCGGCATCCGAAATCTATTTATATAAGTTACTT